TAGCTAAAAACTACATCGCAGGTGGTACGTTTTCAAACTTAGACGCGTCAGAAAAAAGACTATACGAAACCACTGTAATTCCTAAAATGGAGTCAAAAATGATCGCGTTAAATAGGTTTTTTAAATTAGAAGATTTTGGAATAGAATTAGTTGCCTCTTATGATCACGTGGAAGCCTTACAAGAAAACAAAAAGAAAGCCGCGCAAACAAACGAAATTAATAGCAAAACCGCTAAAGATCAGTTTTTGGGCGGATTAATTACTTACGGGCAATGGGCGGTATGTGCTAATGTAGATGTTGATGAAAATTTCAAAGACAAAAAGATTTTTGATTTAACGCCCGAACAAAGACAAATTTTAAATCCATCAAAAACAGCAGTATGAAAAAAGAATATGTAGAAAAATTAGAGGAAAAAGAATTTGACGATCCGAAGTTGAAAAAATCTATAAAAGAGAAGTTGAAAGCGTTGAAAGGCGATAAAGAGATATTGAAATGATTACATGTAAAGCGTTAAATAAAACATTTGAAAGCAAAAAAGATATGTTTGATGAATTAAGAAAATCAAAGCGTGTCTTATTGGCTGAAAAAAAAGCATCTTATAAGTCAAACGTAGAGAACTCTTTAAATTTTATAGATAAAGGAGAAGTGTCAAAGAATGACGAAGCAAACGTTTTATCTATTGGTGACACTGTAAAAAACGCTATTAATGCGGTTTATTGGTTTGATTCTCACGAAGATGTTCATTTACCTAAAAATTGGAATAAAACAGCAAAAGAACAAAACGGAAAAGTATATCATGTAATAAATCATGAACTTAAAATAGGTAGTATAGTAGGCTATCCAAAAGACGTTAAGGTATATGTGCAAGATGTAGCATGGAAAGACTTAGGTGTTAATTTTGAAGGAAAAACAGAAGTTTTAGTGGGCGAAACTAAAATGACTGAAAAGACAAATAGGGATGCTTTTTTAGCATATAGAGACAAAGAGCCTATACAGCACAGTCCTAGGATGCTATATATGGATTTTGCATTAGCAATGGATTCAGATGATCCATACGACAAAGAAGAAAAAGCATTATTTGACAAACATATAGATAAAATACCTAACAAAGAAAAAGTTTTAGAAGTAGGGTATTTTTTCGCTGTAAAAGAAGCAAAATTATACAATGAATTTTCAACCGTAACGTTTGGTAGTAATTCAGCGACAACAAACTTAGATAAAAATAACGAGCCGTCAGACGACACTCAACAAAAGGAAGCCGCGCAAGCACTTCAACAAACAACAAAAACAGTATTAAGAATTTTAAACAGTTAGAAAATGTTTACAGAAAAAACAGTAGAAGAAATTAGCGCGCTTTCAAAAGAGGAGCAGACGAAATACTTTGCGGACAAAGCAGCGCATGAAAAAGAACAATTAAACAATCAAATTGATTCAGCTATTGAAAAGGCTAAAGATGGATTGTTAACAAAAGAAGATTTTGAAAGTGAAATGACATCTATTAAAGAGTCAATTTCAACGTTGGAAAACAAAGACAACAAAGATTTGCTAGATAAAATCGAATCTCAAGAGGAGAAATTAAAAGCGCAAGGTACTGAATTAGCAAAATTAAAAGAACAAGGTTTGATTAATACTGATTTAAGCGTCAACAAAGGGGTTTTAAGGTCTATTGTAGAAGATCACTTAACGAAAGCAGGTCTTATCGGTGAAGAGGTTGAAGAAAAAGGGATTAAGGTTAAGCCTGTCACTTTAAAGAGTAATCAAAGAATTACTGATTCTAGCACTTCGCACACGGTAGATTTAAGAAAACTATCTAGGAGTCACATACAAAAAGCAGGTGAAAATATGTATGTTACAGGAACGGGTACGCAATCAGTATTTAATCAAGCTATTAATCGTAGTTATATTGGTGAAATTTCAGACCCGTTAACAGCAAATGAACATGCTTTAGATATTTTTGGAACTACAGCTATTTCAGGCTCTTTAATGACTTTAATGGTTTATGAAAACTTAGAGGCTAACGGAGAGTTAGTTGCAGAAGGTGCTGCTCCATCCGCTGATTCAAGAGTAGAACTTACTTCAAAAGATTTTAAAGTTTTTGATTTTTCAGCAACAGCGACAATTTCAAAAGATTTATTAAGAGATTCTGACGAAGTGATAGATGAGTTGGTTAGACAATTGCAATCTAACTTGAAAACAGTTTTAGATAACATTTTATTTGTTAGCACAGGAGATAACTCAGCGACACCATGGGGTGTATTTAACACTAGTGAAAGTTGTGAATTATTTAATCCTTTATTGTTTGCAGGTTCTAGCCCAAAGGCTAACATTATTTCAGTCATTGGAAAGGCTAAATTACAAGCGAGATTAAACGATTGGAAAACGGATCAAACAATTTTAAACCCAAATCAATGGGATGAGATTGAAGATTTAAAAGACGCAGACGAGAACTCTATTAAAGATAACCGTTTAGCCGTCAATAGTGTTGGTGAAGTGATTGCGGTTAAAGGGATGATGAAATACCAAACAACTAAAATGCCTTCAAATTCATTGCTAGTGTGTAATTCTCTTTTACAGTGTATTGGATTAAGACAAGCTATTGAAACTGAATTCGGACATAATGAAGGAGATTTGAAAAAACGAAATGTTTCTTTTGTAATGGATATGCGAGGAGCTTACGGTCAAAAAGCCAAGAAGTCTAGTATTTACGTAGACGACATCGCAGAAGCTATTTCTATTTTAAAAGAAGATGCTACAGCTTTATTAGCAAGAATAAACGCTTATGCGGTAGCAAGTGATGCATCGCCTTTGACAATTGCAATTTTAGTTAATGCTGGAGGTACAAGTGTTAAAGATTCAAATTTAGCAGCTTATAAAACAGCAATTGCGGCAGAAACAGGAATAGCTAATGTAGCAGCCTTACAAGCTGTAATTGACACAGTTAACGCGGCTTAATTATGGATATTGAAATCTTAAAAGAGATTACAATCTCAAAAAATATAAGAAAAGCAGGTGATGTATTAAGTGTAGATGATTCAGCAGGTAAAATCTATATATCTAAAAATTACGCTAAAGAAGTGAATTCAAAAGAACTTACTGCTAGTGAAATTGTAGAAATTATTGAAAAAACTGACTCTTTAAAAGGTTTAGATACGATCGAATCAAAAGAAAACAACCGAGAAAAACCAAGAAGCACAGTTTTAAAGGCTATTGAAAAACGTAAAACAGAAATTACGAACTAATGTATATCATTGACGAGACATACTTCACGGAATTAATTCCTAATATCAATACACAAATGGATTCATCTGTAAAAGACAGACTAGAAAAGTATATTGATAAGTATTCTCGTTTAATGCTCAAAGCATCACTAGGGAAGGATAACTATATAGATTTTGATTCTAATGTCACAGACGGCGTACTTAATATTGGTGCGCCGTTAAAGTGGCATAATCTAGTAAGTGGAACTTCATATACTTATAACAATGACGAATATTATTGGAAAGGTATTATACAAGAGTACGGAACGGAAAAATCAAGTCTTTTAGTTGATTATATTTACAATAAGTACGCTACAAACAATCTTACAGCAGCTACGGACAATGGACGTGTGATATTGGACGTAAAAACAGCGAAAAATGTAAACAGTAACGACTACTTGAGACCGTTTTGGAATAATTTTGTACGACAGTATAGAGGTGATATTTATGACTATCAGCAAAGTTTTCGATTAAGCAAGTACAAAGACAAAACAAACAACGTGAGTTTGATTAAATTTTTAGAACAAAATGACACTGATTATCCAAATGCAGCAATGTCTTTGCGTATTGAAAACGACATGGTAAAAGTTAAAAATTGGGCTAGTATATGAGAATAGCGGAATCATTTAGGAGATTGTTTAAAGGGCACACGGTAAATGTTACAACTTTACAAGGCGAACCGTTGGAAACTAAAATATCTTATGACGCAGGCGATATATTGGAGCTTAACAGATGGTTAGAACAAAATCAAAAATCATCAAATAAGTATCCTTTGGTTTGGTATCCAATACAACCTTATAGAGTAGATGGTAAGTGGTTAGAAGCCGATGGCGGTTTAATTATATTCACTAAAACAAAAATGAATACAATGAACAAACAACGCGCAGAAGATACTTATGAAAATACTTTATATCCTACATGGGAATCAATTTTAAAAAAGTTAGAACGTAATAGTTACTTTGAATTTTTGTATGACACAAATAATTTTAAAGACGCTTACGAGCTTGATCCAAAACCTTTATACGGTGACAAAAATAGTTTTGATAGTACAGGAGAAAGTGGCGCGCTAATAGACATAGTAGACGCTCTATTTATAAATTTTAAGTTTAAAATAAAACATAATTGCATATAACATGGCAACAACAATTAACAGTTTAGATTGTATCACGACAGAATACGGTACAAACTTACGAGAATGCATCCTAAGATTAGGACAACCAGAGGGAGTGATTAAGACACCAATTAATTGGAGTTTAAATTTATCAACAGAAACATTTGACGCGTTATCATACGTACAAGGTGAAATTCAAAAAGGAAACTATGTTCCTTTTTTGGAAAGTTTCGGATTTACCGATAATACAGGGGATAATACGTATCAAGAAAGTGAAGACGGAAACGAGTCTTTTGTCAGATCGCCAAACCCTAAATTTAATGTATCTTATGATCAAGGAATGTATTACAGTAAGATTCTACAATCTCATAAAAGCGGAAAATGCGGGATTATTTTTGTGTTTAAAAACAATGTATTTGCATTCGCAGAATCCACTGATGGAACATCCTTAAAACCTTTTAGAGCGAATCATTTTTCGCCAACGAATTTTAAGCTGCCAACAGGATCAACTTCTAGTATGGTTTCTGTAGATGTTCAATTAAGAGACGCGGAAGAGTGGAATGCTAAAATGACATTAATACAACCTACAACGTTTGATCACACAGACATTAACGGATTTATCGACGTAGACATTTTATTAAAAACGACACCCGTGGATACTGACACAAGCATTCAGGTGAGAGTGCATGCGAAATGGAATCCAGACGACTCAATTGCGTTATTTTCCCCAGAAGATTTCAAGATTACAGGAAAAACTATTGACGCCGTTGCTTATAACGCAGATACAGAATTATACACTATTTCTTTAACAGGCACATTTGATTCTGGCGACACTTACAATGTTAAGTTAAATGATGGTGCTTATGACAGTGTTTTGGTAGAAACGCAACTATTTAAAGGGAAATCTGAAACGGTTACTGTAGCATAATTATAACGGGCGTTGAAATACACGCCCTATACTTTGAACCTATGAAATTAAACACCAGACTCAATATAACAATGACTAAAACTTATTACGATAAGTTTTGCAAAATGAATAAGTCAGATAAAAAAAAGGCATTGGAAAGAATGCCATTTTTTAATACCTTAACAACAAATGAAAGAGAAAAGGAACTCAAAAAAATAATAGATGCTACGCCTTACACTGGGAGAACTCGAAAAAAAGCTAAAAAGACTAACACCACAGATAGTGGAGGGGGAGATGCAAAGGATATTGCAGACGGACAAGGGAACGACGAGACTAAAAGTTGAGGAATTTAAACGAGGTAAGAATCCAGACGGCTCACTAATAGGTTTTTATAGAAGTGCGTCGTACGCAAGAAGAAAGCAACGAAAGAATCCTTTAGCACGTGGTTTTGTAGATCTAATTAACACAGGATCATATACTAATAAATTATTCGTTCAAAAAGTAAATCGGTTGCATTACGCTTTTAAAAGTGCCGATGCGAAAGACGAAAAGCTTGCTAAAAAATACGGTCAACAAATTAGAGGGCTATCACAAGCATCTTTTAATAGTAGAGCAAACTTTTATTCGATGCAATTAGGAAAACGATTAAAACAAATTACGGGGTTATGAGTTGCAAAGAATGTGGAAAAAAAAACGACACCTATTTCATGGAGTTAGGAAAAAGAACAGGCAATCTTTATGGTAAATTTAAAAAAGATAAAAACACTCTTTACATGGCTGTTAAAGATTTTAAAAAGGCGAAAGAAAGCGGATTTATCGAAAAAGAAACCGAGATCACAATATTACAATGATTTAGAGATACCCGCTAAATTGTTTTTTGAAATATTGGAGAGCGGCGAAATAAACTTATTAATTATTGAGGGGAGTCCAACAAATGAAGAACTAGCGGAAGCATGGGGAAAGTTAGTTGATCTATATTTTGAGGGAAAAGAAGACGCAAAAATGAATTTGATTTTGAGAAAACAGTCAAGCATCATGTATAAATCGTACAAAATAGAAATGTATCAATTGTTTTTGAATTTGTTATTTTCAAATCCTTTTACCAACAAGCAATTAATTGAAATTATAGACTCTTTAGCATCTGTAGGTTTACGAATCAACAAAAGAAAATCATTAAATGACGAAATACAACGTGTTTTAAAGAGGCAAATACCTGTTATAAAAATGCAGTTGGATATTGAAAAAAATGATTTAA